TGAGTATCTAAACCAGCGGCACTTCCTAATCCCGACATGCCAAGACTTTCCTGGCCTTGCAGAAAACTCGGAATCATTTGCAAAAACGTCTGAGCAAAGTCTGTTGGAATCTGAGAGGTGGTTTGGTTGCCTTGGGAACGCGTGTTGGCTTCGACCATGGCACCAAAAGGTGTACCAGATAACCCAGACCGGGCCAAGTCTTCTTGGGTCGTTTGCATGGTTCGGCTGGCGGCTTGCTTTGAGGATTCGACAGCTTTCGAGACTATGGGGATAAGTGCTTGGGCTCCGCCGGTTTTTAGAACGTCTAACATTTGGGAGGTTAATTCTTTGCGCAGGCCCCCGGTTTGATCAAGGAAACTCTTCGCTATCGAGGCTAGTTCGCTTTGATGTTTTGACGGGTCAGCCTCTTTGCCGAAGCCCACTGCCCCTGCACCACCAGCGCTAAACATTCCTCCCATGGGTTTAACTCCTTGTTTTGTAGGCCCTGGAATTTTCGAAGGCCTCTTTGGTTAAACGCACCAAGTAGCTTGTTTTGCCGGTTTCGAGTAAACCTTCGGCTACTCCAGAAACAGTGTAACCGAATTTTTGGTGAATATCAAACAACTTCGATTGGTGGGTGATACCAAAAATCGTGGACCAGATTTCAAAGGCGATGGTGTAAACGAGTTTCGCACTGCGTAGCCATGAACGGGTTCCGCGTTTGTCGCTGCGAGCCCAGAAAGAACAAAAAGCCGCTTCGGAGGCTCCTGCAGTTGGGGTAAACCAAGAAATCAGCCAAACCCCTTGGGAGTCGAGGCAATAAACGGTAATCGCGGGGGGTTGGAAGAGGGTCAAGAAACGTGACAGCGGGTGGCTACCAGAGGGTAGCAACAAAGCAAGATCACCGGATTCGACGAGGTGCAGCCATAATCTTAAAAGGTGGTTGTCTTGTTCGAAAGAAGGTTGGTAGAGTTGTAATCCAAGTTTTTTGATTTGGGGCTCGTGCTTGGACAGGTCGATCATACTTACCTCGCGGGTTTGGCTTGGGCGATAAGGGACAGGCGCCGAAAGGCGATGGCTTTTTTGAAATCGCCGGTGAGCACGAGTTTGTCAAAGCGGCCTTTCTTGGTGATGTTTATTTCGTCAACGACTCGATCAGCGCCGGAGATTGAGCCGAGCGAGACCGAGGATTCGCCGATTAGATGGAGGGTGAAGGAGATTGAGTTGGAATTTGCGTCAATGTCGTAGAAAAGGCGCTCAAAGATGTAGACAACGCCTAGCGGGAATTGAGTGTCTTCGAAAGCTTCGAAGGTTATGGTTTGGCGATCCCCGGCGAGACGGCCGGGGATTTGCATGACGGGGTTGTCTTTAGAGGGGGCGCTTACTTGCATATATAAAACCACCGGCCAGTATTGGGCCTGAATTTCGAATATTTCGACAGAGTCTGTGAGTGTTCCGGAGAGTCGAATTGATAGGCGATCCATGATTCGGGCGCTTAAATCAAACTCGGTAAACCTTCGACCAGCGGTTGTGGTTAAGTTGCCCAGTGATGAGGAGCTCCCGTTGATGTAAGCGGCGGCGGCAATGGTCTCCCCGTTGGCGTCGGCTTCGATTCGGATAATTTCCACCCCAAAGGGTATGCCTGGGTTGAATTCGCCCGTGAGAAGGTCAAGCGAAATCCCCGTGCCGTTGTCGTCTGTTTCGCCCTCTTTTTCGAGATCGAGGATGACACTTGAAACTGTCGCAGCAATCTGGTCGGCTTCGGGGGAGTAGGATAAGGCGTTGCAACCAACGCCCAGATCCCGCCAACGTTTGGTTTCGAGGGAAAAGGCCAGAGTGGAAGTACCGTTGGAGATGATGTATTCACCGCGGGCGAAAGTGGCAACAACTCCGGTGAAAGCGGCAAAGTTTCCTACGGCGCGGCCCCTGAAAATGGGTGCGACTTGTTCGTAAGCCACAAGTTGTGCCTGAGCGCCGCCAGTGAAAACTCTAACCCCATCCTGGGATTCCCACATGGGACCAAAGGGGGTGATTTTAAGGGTGTGTGGGGCGATTGTTCCAGGCACTCCGGCGATTTCACGGGAATAGTACGGGCCTGTGCCGTAGACTTGAAAAGCTTTGGACTTGGAAAGGACGAAGAGTTGGCCGGCGTAGCTTATGATACGCTGGAGACCGTCGTCGTCTGAGGTGACTTCGATAAACCCCTGCATCGCTTCGGCGCGGCCAATGGCGGAATAGTAGACTCGACCTCGTTCGCCCTCTTCGGAGCGCGTGATCCAAAACATTGATCCATTCCAGGGACCGTAGCAATCGTCGAACCAGGAATAAGGTTTGATGTTGTCAGTTGGGAGTTCGATGGAGAGTAAATTATCGTCTGAAATATTATCCGTATAAGTCGTTGTGCCATCTGTAAGCGCAACAAGCTTGAAATAAACCGTTCCGTCTCCAACGGTGCGCCATATTTCGATAGAGTCAACTTGTCCATCGGTCGGTTGAGGAATTTCTGAAATATCCACGCTTGTCGAACCTCCGGCAAGTGTTATTTCGTTTGATCCAAAAGGAGAAGTCGGTACGCTAAAATTATCCGTGTAAAGGGCTGTGCCTTTGACGAGCACAAACTCATCCAGATAGCCATCTGGGGTTATAATTGTTGACCCCCCACCTTTGCAAGCCTCTCCGACGTAAAAACTTGCCGTAAGGTTAGGGTAGGCGTTAGCGTTCGTGTCGGAGTCTACGATTGTACCGTCTAGAAACAATCTCCAATCGTTGCCGTCGCGAGTAATTGTTGCCAGATGCCAACTATAACGCAAATCCGAAACTGACGCAGAAAGATTAACGACATCTGCGGAGCTGGCGCGTACAAGGAAATTTAAAGTGTTTACCCCAGCGTTGGAATCGTAAAAAAACCCCATGAAATTGTTCGAAGTATCTTGGGCTTGAGTACAGAAACCCACCTCTGAGAGGCTTTGGGTTGCGTGATTTGGATAGAACCAAACCGAAATTGTAAAGTCTCCGGATAGGTATACATCAGCACTATCGGCGGCATAAATCGCGTCGGATACAAGATAAAGCGAGTTGGAGCCGAATTTAACTTGGGTGTCGCTAATTGTTGGCGTACCCGTTTCGGAAAAAGTCATCGAACTTGAGCCGTCGTTCCCAGTTGTTGTATCGTTCCAATGGAAAATTAATTGGTATTCCGAGGTAATCGCAAGATCGCCAAGTTCGTTTGCGTTGCTTCGATGGCCCGTTACGGAGTTTAGGAAGGTTATAGCATATTTATATGTTCCGCCATCGTCAAGATTCCCTCCGGCGCCGCCGTCGGTAAGTACGGGAGGTTTTGGGGGTGGGGAGATTCCCCAACTAGTGTCATTCCCATCGGAATCAACCTTAAACAGTTCTCCCCCGCCGGCGACGAATAAATAATCCGGCAATCCTGCAACAGGGGCCATGGTGGCAAAAGATAACCTATCCCCGGATAGCCCGGTCCTGATCGCAGCGGCGGCTCGATAAAAGGATGTCGAAACCCCGGAGTGCCAGTTGGAGGCGAAGTAGACGAGGGAATGGGCGTTCAACGAATAAAGTAAAGCACTCCCGTCCCGGGAGATGGCAGAGTTTTGAGCTAGGGGCGACACCCCCCGATACCGGCGCATAAAACCTTCCGGGAGTTGATCATCAGGACCGGAAAGATACAACCCCCCCGAAGCAAGTTTGGTTATACGAAAAAGCGCCATGGGCTTACTCCTCGACAATTCCAGCAGAGGTTAAAGCTGAGATAACATCGGAAAGTGCCGAACCTGAATCTATGCCACTCTGGGGGATGGCTAGATTGTTTAGCATTTGAGAGATCGCAAAAAGGCGCATGTTGAGCTCTTCGACCAAGCGGTTGAGCGATTCAACCGAGACGTCCTTGACTGGTTGGATTTGTTGGATTTCTTTTGGCATTTTTAGTGGCCCAATAAAAGCATGATAAAGCTTCCGAGTTGGTTTGCCGAAGCGGCTAGTTCCAAGTCGATGTGATCTGAAGATTGTGAAAACTCTCTAGCCAGCGCCAGCAACGCGATGACCAAGCCGTAGTAATCCTGGATGCTCGTTGAGCGATCCTCGGCGAATACGATCCAGAGGTTATCGTCCGGGTAATCCTCCCCAAGAGGTTCCGTTGCGCCTCCGGCAAGAGGGGTTGAGTTAAAATCTGGGTTCGGGTAGAGAGTGTATTGACGCGACAACCAATCCTGGGTGACCGCAAAGGGGGTGCCCGTATCGCTGCGCCAAGTTTTCGAGTAGGCTTCAAGGCCTTCTTCGTGCGTCATCGATAGAGGGGAATCTTCCATTATGGCAAAGATTAATTTTAACATCGTGGATCCGAAGTCGTAAGTTGCCGTGCCGGAGGTGAGTTCGACTAAGGCCTCGTCCGTGAAAGGGGGATTATCGATAAGAGCGAGTTGTTCGACGACATCGTCAAAGAATGTCGAAAGCGTAGCGTCGGTTTCAAGATCGAGCGCCAAACCAGAGGCTAGTGTGAGAATATTTGCTTTACTTAGAGACACTTTTTATCCCCAAAGCGGTGGCTAGATCAGCTAGCCGGGCTTTCGTTAAGGTTTGATTACGAGCACGTAAAAGCAAAACAGCTTCGGCCAGACGCAGGGCATAGTCAATTTCTTCATCGGGCAATTCGAGGGCTGTGTTGTAGGCAGCGGAGTAATCGGTGTAAATAGTGGTCGCTTTTACGTGCTCGACAACGACCGAGGAGTTGGCGGCTTTGCCGGGGTATATGATGAGAAGATCCCGGCTTACTTGACACCAAGCCTCGAAACGGGTTGCCGTGATGTTGCGAAACCAGTTTAGTTCGTAAGAGGCGAAATCTTTCAAAGACGGGCAATGTCTAAGACTTCGGCTCGATTCGGTTACGTCGGTAACATCCACAGCGGTTGTAAGATCCGACGGGATGGAATAGACGAGTTTTTCGGCTAAAGTGGTAAGAGTTGTCGATGTAACGATGCGTTTTAAATAAATATTGAGGATCTGCTGGCAAATTGTAAGGATCTGGGTTGCGTAGTCTTCGTCAACGGCAATCGAGCCCGACTGGCGGACACGGGTTAATAAGGTGTCTACGGTTGGTCCGACGTTGCGGGACATTTAATAGCTCCATCTGGATAAAACATGTTCCCGCGCTGTGCGAATCTCGTTGGAGGGGCGTTGGCCTCCAAAGCCTTCGATAACGAAATTCAAATCCTCGGAGCCTTGTTGGGTGCGTTGGGCGTCTTTGATTGATCTGTTCCAGATGGTGCGCTGTTTGGCTTCCTCGTTGGCGTATACAGCGGCGGCTTCGACGTTGCCCAAGTTGATTTGGGCTATCTTGGATGCTCGGTAGACGTCAACCAAGGTGCCCTCTTTGAGCACATAATTATCGATAACCTGCGGGATTGTGGAACTCATTGTGAGCTGTGAAGGAAGATCCCAATAAACATAGCTGATTAATTCGCTATATTTCGGGGGCGGGTAAATTTCAACTTTGATGTAGCCGTTTGAGTCCACCCCTACCTGGGCGACGCTTTCAGGATAACGCCCGGCTACCGGCCGTCCCGGAACGGAGATGTTAAGCTCTTGGTGGCTGATGAGGTTGAGTTTTCGGCGCAGTCGGGGCATAACAAAGGTTCCGAGCCAACGAGCGGAGGCGTCAAGTGCGTGGGTGCGTTTAACGATTGTGTAAGAGGTGCTTGAAACGCTGTCTTCGGCAAAGGCTGCGTTGAGGACAAGGTTCGATTCGTCCGTGACTGAGGCGATTTGATACCAGGCTGTAACGGCGGAGATGTAATAATGTTCCTGATCACCCGAGCCCATATCGGTTTCGAATTGAGTGGAAGAACCCGAAACGGCGGTAGAGCCGCGAGTGGCTGTCACGGAGCCGGTTTCGAACACGCCTGGGATGGTGACCTCGCCGACTTTGCGCAAGTGCCGGTAGCGGATCTTGCTGACCATTTCCTTGTAACGGTTATCGAGCCAACGCGCAATCGCCAGCCCGGAGATGTTTGCCGGGGCGAACGATTCAATGTCGCGGACAATTTCTTCAACAGTTGCCAAGGAAGGTTATCTCCTGTAGTTGCGAGTAGGTCTAAAAGCTCCCTTTTTTGAAGCGATTTTGCTCATTCCCGCTGCCCGGTCCGCTGCCTCTTTTGCCATCTTTGCGGCCGCTTGTTGAGCGGCTTTGAGTCGAACGGAGTCCTTTTTAATTACTTCCGCCTCTGCGAGAGTGCGAGCGTCCTCTTCAGCTCGCCAGCGTTTTTCTTCGGCGGACATCTTTCTAGTAGACAGGCTTGGAGACATTCTAGTAACTCCTCACGTTGCGTTTTCGCTTAGGAGATCCCCCTACCTTACGGGGAAGCCGAGCCCGCTCCGTCTGGGCATACTCGGCAAGCTGCGCTTCAGTCATGGTTTTATAAAGGTGTTTGGCGGCGCCGCGCAGGGATTCGACCGGAACATCACCGCGTTTAGCCGCCAAGGCCATGCCAAATACTTTTTGCTGGGATTTACTTTTTGCCGGCATTTTTCTTTCCCTTTTTGGAGGTTTTGGCTTTGGCGACGCGTTCGCGTTCGGTACGTTCCTGTTTTAGGGTTTTGACCATGTTGCGCACAGGTACCCGCATTCTAACCGGAAGCTCATCGAGTTGTTTTCGACCGTTAAGAACCATTGCGGCTAAGGCTCTTGTCGGCATTTCAGCGTAATCCATAATTCCTCCTTAAGCTGCGTCAGGGTGGCAAGCCAAGCCGTTGAAAAGGGCGACAAGGTCTCCGCTGGCGGATTGCCCGACGGGAACATTGATCCCACCAAACCAAACGTAGTTTTCGTAGGCGGCTGCAACGATGTCGGTCACTCCAACAAAGGTGCATCGGCTGTCGAAAAAGACCATCTGATTGCCAAGGCCCGTGCCGTCTATGGCATAAGTTAACGACGTTCCGGTGTTGAGGAAGCGGCAGTTTAGGAATTGCACGATTCCCTCACCGGCGCCGGCGACGAATTCGATAAAGTTGGCGTCTGCGCCTGCGTCAGCGTTCATCAAGAAGGTGCAATTCTCGAAGACAAACCGGCAAGACCGGTCAGCGGGGCCATAGATTCGGAGCAAGTCCGTGGCTCCGGTAGCGACTGAGTCCGCGCCGAAGTTGCAGTCTTTGATGTAACCCTCACCCGCGTTGATGCGCACCAAGTCAAACCCAGAGGTATCCAGCTCGGTTGCGTTGTAGCAAGCAACGTTGCAATTGATCAAAGTGTTGCCCTCGCCACTGATTGTCAAGGCGTTGAGGTTGGTGGCATTGCCCCGGCCGTACATCAAATGAAGGTTAGCCAGCAAGTTCCCATACCCGGAAACATCCAACAAGGTGGCGAAGTTGGCGTTGTGGCCTATCCGGGAGCGCTGATAGCGAAAGGCCGGCGGGAACATACCGATAAAATGGCACATATTCCCGGACCAAGTGATCCCGTCGCCTTGAGTGTGGGAGTCAGGGGTTAGGAGTAGACAATCGTTGCGGCCCGTTGTCATAAGCGCCAAGGCGGTCTCGATGTCCGTGTGGAAGTGATTTTGATTCCCATGGGACCATTGCTCCCAATACTGGTAAGGGGCTCCACCATCAGCATCGGCACAAATGTGAACGTCCGCGAAAGGCATATGAAAACCCAACGCGGAAGAGGCGATTTCGCGTAATCTTGAAGACATAATTTAACCCTCCTATGCGGTTCGGTTAATATTTTGGTTGTTCTAGGTCTAAGCGTTCGACTTGGGTTTTAACCCGTTGATCCGTCAACACCCCGCCAAGAGCCGAATTCACCGTTTGTGTGGCGCTGGTAAGCGGTGGCAATAGCGTCTTTGGTGTAGGGGTCGTCGAAAACATCGAAGATCGGATGATCGCGCCACATGAAGTGCAAGTCATGGATACCTTTGGAGGCGACCAAGAAATGGTAAGTCGAGGTCGTCAAGTAATGGCAAACCATGTAGGACAAATCCTCTTCGATGATGGCGTTGATCTCGTTGTCCGTAGTGTAGGGCTTACCGGCAGAGCCGTATACCTCACGGGCGGCAAACAAGTTCGTCGAGCCGATGATATGAGTCGTGGGGGCCATCAAACGCGGGAGTCCGCGCTCATCGGTCATTGAGGCAAACCGGGTGATTGCGTTTTGGATATAAGTGATGGAAAACCCAATATCCGGGGAGGGACGGTTGGCCCTGGAGGCGCCGTCTAAACCGGTGTGAGCGGTCGAGCACAGCTCCTCGGAAGAGGTAAAGCCGGTGTAAGATGAGCTGAAAGCGTTGTTAAAAACGCTCCAAGCAGCGGTTTCTTCGCGGTTTCGCCCGGCGCGGGCAAGGCAGCGAACCATTTCTTGCAAGATTCCATAAAGCTCATCCCGCCAGGCTTCCCAGGAAATTTCGACGGCCAGACCGTAAGGGTTGGCGGAGTAGTCTTTCTGCCCGCCCATGATAATATCGTCGAGGTTGAACGATGTTCGTTCAGGTTTACCCGGCATGGTGCCAAGTCCTGAGACTTGTTGATCCGTGACAGGGTTGTACGGCATGTCGCTCACATTCAAAACAAGAGGATACTCGGGCGGACGGTCTTTGCCGACCTCAAGATATACCTTGCGCAGATCCGGAGCGAGGAGGGCTGCAATTGAAGCTCTAGTTGCCATGAGTCGGTTCCTTTCTTTAAGAAGTTACAAATTGAGATCGAGACTAGACAAAAAGTCCTCCACCTTTGGTGAATTCGACCAGGACTCGTCCGTTGGCGGTCGAAGCCGGATCGATGAAATCGATGATTTTACCATGTGCAACAGAAGCTCCGCTGCCGGTAAAGGTTGATGCAGCATCCACGGCAAACCCCCAGTTGGTTTCGCCGGTTACTTTGGCCAAGTAAACGGTCGATCCACGTTTGGACGCCACGGCTGATGCAGCAGAAGCTCCATGGATCAGGTTTCCGATAAACCCCTGGCCCTCTGTGATGCGGGTTACGACGATGTCTGAGGTTTTGGAAGATACGGCGAGTCCGTCGGCGATTCCGATAAGGTTTGCTACACTGGCGGTTGCGACAATGGTCAAACCGCTTGAGGTTCCCTCGGAGGCGGTCCCGGTTACGGCGGCTAGGTTGCCAGAGGAAAGTTTGACCGGGGCGCCTTGTTTGAAGCTTGCCCCCGATGCTTGAGGACCGGTGTAAGCCGGATAGCTTGCAAGTCCGGCACGTCGCCCAGGCATGATTCTAATTTTAGCTTGTGTCATTTTCAGAGTCTCCTTTCACAGCAAGATGGTGATACGTTACGGCTTGCATTGTAAGATTGTCCTTTCCTGCAAACTCTATCCAAGTTCTGTCTCCGACTGTGTTGGCCCATTTGATCATTTTTGAGATCACTTTGTTCTTGAGCCAATCCGGTTGAGTCGTGTACGAACGCCGCTCAATAAAAATATCCTCTAATCGACGTTGAAAGTCAAGATCTTCTTTAGGCATGGATTGCCAAAAAGGTTGGTCGGTTGCGCCGTGTTTGCGTTCGAATTCGGTGCAGGTGCGTTTGATAATGATGGGGATATCCGGGGAAAGGTGATCGTCGACGAGCTCGCGGACGAGGCGATATTTCGTCAAGGCATCTTCGAGTCCGTCGGCATAGATAAAGCCGTTGAAATGGCCGGAAGAGTAGAAACGTTCATCAATCCCGACCTTCCCGCAAAGAGGGGAAACTTCCGCCTTGATACAAGGGCTGGCGTTCATGAGGGTGTAGAATTGAAAAGCTTCGGAAAAGTCACGTACCTTAACAACAACTTTATAGCATCTAAGTCGGCAGAATTCCGGGACGAAATTGTCGAAAAATGTGAACATGATTTGATGCCAAAGGAAACAATCCCGGCAAAGTGTGGAGGCCCCAAAAAAGACCCAGTTGCTGTCATAGGATAAACTAAGATCCCGGGGAACGATCATTCCAGTGTCTTTATGGACTTTGACAACTCTGGCTGCAAGCGCGTTTGAGATTCCCCTTCCTAAACGGTCGTCTTGGAAATGAAGTTTACGCCACATTAATAAAAATCTCCTTATCTGATCGGCACACCCGGGATGGTACCCTTTTTCATACGATTCCCGATGGTGCGCAATGCGGATTTGCGAGCGGCTTGTTTTCGGATGCGATCAAAAACTCTCGGATCGCCGTTTTCTTCCGTGTGGACCTTGAAAGCGTCGGGGTGCTCGTCGGCCAACTCAACGATCTCGGTTTCGTACCCGAATTGGGCGCGCAAACGACGGTCTTCGCGTTCCTTTTCGAGACGGATGAAATGGTCCAGCCGGATGCACATCGCGATAGTGTCTCCCACCCGGAAGGTGTTGTCTTCTTTGAGCAAATCTTGGTCGCAATCACCAACCATAGCCGGGGTTACCACCTTCCAGCCCTCGGCTTTCGCCTCCCATACGTGGTAGCCCTCCTGGGAGCGAAAGTTTACCCACTTGAGCTTGTACACCCCAGGGGGTTGGAGGTCCAAGTCCATGAAACTCTTGCGGATATCTCGTTGGATATCGCGGTCTTCCTTGAAGGCCTCTCTAGGGATTGCACCAACCTCGGCGAAACGTTCCTCGGCAGCTTGTTCAAGGGCGTCCTTGCGTTGGGCGAGAACTTCTCGACGCGCAGCTCCCGGAGGGGGAAGATCCGGTTGGACTTCACCTGACCGAACAGCGGCGTCCAACTCTTCTTGGGTGAAAATCTGGTCTGCCATAAAATGCTCCTATTCTGATTCGGGTGAGCCGAAATAGTCTCGCCCTGTTTTTTCGTACCAATCCGCGTAACTGTCGTAGCCCATATTTTTGTAATAGTCATCAACGGATTGGCCTTTTTCTTTTAAAGCCATGATTGCGCCTTCGCCTAAGAGTTCCTTCGGCTCGGGGATTTCATTTCCTTTGGAGTCCTTGCCGCGCCCGGTCGGGGTAGCCGGGGTGGTTTGAGTCGGGGCGGCCTCGCGCAGGATCTTTTCTTTTTCGGCTTCGAGGACTTTTGACATATTTTTCCCGATAGCCATTTGATAAGCCATTTGACGGGCCTGGAGCGAAGCGCGGCTATCAACTGGGATGCTGTTTAAGTTGGCTTCGTAGTCATCGCGGACGATATCGATATAAGGCATCTGGCCTTTGACGATTTCGGAGGTAAGATCATTCAGGGTTTGCATCCCGGCGGATAAGCGCGGGTTGATGTCCTCGTGTTGGATCTGAAGTCGGATGCGCTTGGCGTTGAGTTCGTCGCGTTGGCGCATAAGTTTCGAGACCGGTTTTTGTTCCGAGACGGCTTCGTCGATTTTAGCGTCTAGGGCTGAGACTTGGGTGTCGATGTCTTTGACTTGGTCAGACAGGGTCGGGCCGGCCGGAGCAGCAGGGGCTTGGGGAGTTTGGCGGTTGCCTAAATTTGGGCCGAGTTTTTCAAAAACATCCAGCTTGGCGGCTTTGGCTTTTAAGTCGGTCAATTCTTCGATTGTTACGGTCGTTTGCTGCGGGGTGGGCTCGATCGGTTTTCCGGTTTCTGGATCGATGGCAAGGTCTGGCATGGTTTAGGCTCCTTCTTTATATTTCCTGCGTTAATTCTTTCGTGAAGCTCCACTATTTTCAGGGAAGCTTTTAAGTATTCTACCTATGCTCTCTGAATCTAAAATGACGGTATTGCTACCTTGCTCGATACGTAATCTTTTTACTGGTACAATCGGACCTCCAAGTAACTCGTGTACGCCACACAACCGTGAATTTTGTCGTATAAAGGTTGTTGTCCTCAATCATCGTTTGTCTTCCTTTATTTTAGCATCGTGAGAAACTTGAGCAAGATGCTCTTTGGTCTCCCTTTTAAATTTACCAAATACTTTTCGGTAGATTTCAAGCTCAAAGGCGTATTCTGTAGCCAAGTCTGGGTTGGGCACGCCGCTTTTGGTGTTTCCGGTGAGTTCGTTTTGGATGAGCTTGGTCAGCTCGTTGTCTATCTCGGTCATGTAGGAAAGAAAGTCGGCGTAGGCAGCAGTTGAACTAAAAAGATGCTGAATCCAAGGGCGCATATTTTATACCATCGTCCTTTCGGGTAAAGCAGCCTGGGAAGGTTTAGCCGGGCCTCCCTGAGGTTGGCTACCGGCAAGGGCTTGGAATAGTTGCATTAGGGCCATCTGGGGGGAGCCGGCTGTTGATTCGAGACGGGTCATTTCACGATCTACTTCGATTACAAAGGTTGCCGGATCACGTACTTGATCGAAGGTGCGGATTGTGCGGTCGATGATCTCACCAGCGGCCCGAGCGATTTTGGTTGCGACTTCTCTAACCTCTGGAGGAGTTTGAGGATTGGCCGAGATTGAGATGAGTTCAAGGGTGCGTTGGTAGTATTGCGCAAGCAAGTTGGTTAAGATTATCGCGTTTTGTCGATCCGCTTCACGGTTGGTGGAAGCCGATGCGGCAGTGAGTTCGAGATCGACTTGTTCGTCGAAAGAAGGTTGCCGGAGAAGGTCGATTAAAAGCCCTCCATCTTGGTAGCCAAGAACTTCAAAAATCCCCTTGGCGGCGTTTTGGTTTCCGGCTAGGAGCTGTTCCTGGTAACGGTAGAGACATTGAATAAGAGCTCCAGCAATCGCGGATCGCATGGAATCGAAAGCGGGGGTAAACCGGCGGTTGACCTGTTGAAGAAGGCTCATTGTCGTCATGCCAGGGGTTCGACCGGGGATTTGAGTGGGTGAAACAGCTTCGTTGATGCCAACACGCTGGTTGGCTAGTTGCATTGTCATGAGCTGGTCTTGCCAGATGGAGTTGTACACGTCGGCCATTGCCATGGATTGGAGGGAGTCTTTGTCGGCGAGACCGGTGATCACACGCCCTGGCCAGATGCGCAAATCCTCCGGGACCGAGCCATCCCCGGCCCAAACACGGGAGTTGGCCAGGAGGATGTTAAGGGTGGAATAGTTGTGCACGTCGGTGAGCTTGTCCTCGAAAGGTTGCATCATTTCGAGCACACCCATCCCGTGAAACATGTGGGCGCGGCGTTGGTAAACCATTTTAACAGCCGGCCGGCGATCCATTGAGTTGAAGTTGTAATAACCTATCGCTCGGCCGGTGTGGTTGTAGACGACGAATAAATCCTCATCGTAACCGTCGTTATCGATGTCGAAATAACAAAAAAGGAAATAGATATCATAAATCTGGCCCTTACGCTGGGCGCCTTGGGTGTGGCGGGCGAGCATTTCTCTCCGGGAGCGAACCCAGCCCGTCGTGGCAACGGGTGCAAAATGGGTAAGATCCCATTTGTTGACTCGGGCCAGATCGGCAAGTTCTTGTTGGGTCGGGTAGAAGGTGATCCCGAAAAGCGGCATCTCGTCGATGGTTTGTTGGGTTCCACCCGGAACGATGATATCTTCCGGGGCAACTGATTTTATTCTGGGACCGCTTGATAGCACCTTGGCAGTTTTAGTTTTTTTGGTGCGCTCTACCCAGGGGACGTAGAATAACCCTGTCCCGAGTTGGACGTTATCCAGGACCGTGTCTTCGGTGGCGTTGCGGCAGTTGACATCCTCGGCGGAGGCCAAATGGTTCGTGAAGCGTTGCGCGGCTTTTGCGGCATCGATGGTGCGCTGGTCGTCGGCGAAATTAGGTTTAGGCCTGGCCGTGACAAGCGGAGTGGTACCGAAAATGAGATCAACGGCTTGGGCGTAAATGGTGTCGGCGGCGATGGCACCAACGGTTACCCGGATGTTCGGGGCGTTTTCGATGGGCACATCGCGGGCTTCCATTTTCGGGATACCCTCGTAGCATTTAAGCACTTCCCGCCAGTTGGATTGAAGCGGCTGAGAGGAAGATTGAGAGTCCTCGATTTCAAGAAAAATCCACGAAGCGAGATCTTGAAGGCGTTGTTGAGTGACTTCAAGGCGTTGGCGTGTCTTGTGTTGTTCGAGAAAACGAGGCATTGAAAGGGGGTTCCTTTTTCGGGTTACTGTTTTTTGATGAAGGTTGCGGCTAAGTCTCCACCACCGGCCGCGATAGACGAGTCACTGCCATCGGAGATCCCTTGTAGTTGCATAACTAATGTGCCACTACCAGTAACAAAGCACATACCTCCTATATGTCTACCGTACGTTGTGTATGCAATATCATTACGTGTATCCGAAATAGCCGATGTCACAAAAGCTATTGTCGCCGTCCCACTAGCTTGATTGATATAATACAGACCAGAACCGTCAGTGCCACCCTTTAAGTAGACAATTTGCGCTTCTGCGTAAAACACATCTCCAGCAGTTACCGTACCAAGATCCAACGTCGCTATTTGTACACCACCGGACGTGACTGTCACTCCACCGGAATTGTCATCGGTAGAGTAACTGGGCACCCCATCGCAGCGCGAATTGATCTCTGCCTTGGTCGCACCGCTGGCGATGGCATTAAAATCAATATCCGCCGTTACTGACAAACCCGTACCGGTGGCCTTACTCAACGTCAGGGTGTCGGTTATCTCAGATGTGCCGGTTACTTTAAGTTTGGCCCCGTCGCTTGCAGCCCCAAATCCGGCATTGCCAGAACCATCTAAATAAAGACCTCCTGAAACACCTATTAAAGTCAATTGCAGGGAATTTGAAACAGACCCATCCCCAACATAATTAAAGTTAAACGTTCCTGAATTTTTGCTGACTTCTGCAACCCCCAAACGCATTACAACATAACCTGGTGAAGCAGGCACATTAGGGGCAAAAATCTTGAGCGGAAACTCTGTACTGACACTTCCCGTATCCGTTATCGTCACCGTACCATTTTGGCTGAAATTCTTGTTGCTGAACGTGCCGACATTATCAAACGTCACGGACCCACTGTCGATATAAGCCTTAATGCTTTGTTGGGTGGCTAGCTTCGTGTCAGAATCCGAAGCCATATCATCCTCATCAAGAATCGCCGTACCCGAAACGCCTGTGTTTATGACCGGACTCGTCAAAGTCTTATTGGTCATCGTGATGTTTCCATCGGCGATATGGGCTTTGATACTCTGTTGTGAGGCTACCGAAGTCGCTGAATCGGAACTCATATCATCTTCGTCCAGAAACGCCGTCCCGGTTATATTACCGTCCAAAACGGGGCTGGTTAAAGTAGGCGTTCCCAAGGTAGGGCTCGTTCCAAACACCGCGGCGCCAGTTCCGGTTTCATCGCTGAGTTGGCTCCTTAATCCGGCTGAAGTTGTAATTCCCGAAAACGTTCCCGCGCCGTCGCATATGATAATCCCCGTCTCACCGCTAGCGGTTGTCACGCGGTCGAAAAGGGTTTCCATCTCTGCGCCGGTGTAGCCAAATTTGTAAAAGTCGGTCGCGAAAGCTACGGATATAAAAAGGAGCGTTGCCAGGGCAGTCGAGAGCCAGATTTTCTTTTTGTGCTTCATGGTGATTCCCCTATAAGTACTTGATTACCGTGACCAACTAAATAAAGGTCGTCAGAGTCGAATAAGAACGCTCCCACATCGCAGACAATCAAAAAAGCGTGATGGGAGTTTATGGTGTCGGAATAAGATAGGTTGTCGAAAAATGAATATAAATAAGCCCTTGAAGAAAGTGGTGCAACGTAGCGAGAGTCAGTGAAAGTCTCCGAGGTCCAGACGGACCAGTTTTTAGCCGGGCCTAAATCGAAAGCGGGCAAGATCTTGGGCGTGTGCGTGGATGACTCCAAATACCCCAACTCGGTTCGTGTGGGCAAGCGCCAGTCGGTCAAGCTTTCATAGTCTACATCGTCGGCGAAAGAAGTTGCGTTGGTCCAGTTTTTAGCGGTGAAAGTGTGATTCGGCCAGACTAGACCGCGGGAGAGATCGAAAACATACCCTTCTGGGTAGAGATAATCCGCATGGGCCCCGCCGAGAAAAAGGAAAAACGCCAAAAGGAGCCCGAAGAGTAACCCAAACGCTCCCTTGCCCCCTCCCCACCTATGCCAAATAAACATAAAGTTTATCCCCTGCGGCAAGATCGGACGCAGAATCGTCGAAGATCAAACCGTTTTGAAAATCGAACGGTTGGGAGAAAGTCACCGAATACGTCTCCCCCGTCGGGCATTCAAGTTTCATTACCTCTCCCCCGGAAGAGTCAATAAACGCTACGCTTTTTGCCGAGCTGTAAGCGGTTGCAAGGATCATCGAGACCCTCACATAACCTGCTCCTATCACCACATCGGCCCCGAAGGTGTCAATCCTGACAATCGGTCCGCTGTTATCGTTGGCCATGTCAAACCTCCAGAAAAATCGGGCCTCCCCTTGTTGGAAGACCCTTTGGGTTGGTTATTTCTTCCCCTTAGTGGGACGAAAAATCCCTCCGCCCGATGTGGGATTGCCGTTGGTGTTTCCGCCAGCAACAGGACCAGATTTTTTCATGGTTTCGGACCCGCTTCGGCCTTGGTGTTGGTTGTCGATTTCGCGTTTCATGGCTTTGGCTACATTCTGAGACATCGCTGACTCCTTTCATGGATAGGAAAAGTTAATTCATTCCCTTGAGAACGTCGTCGAGAGCTTTGTTGCGCTTTAAAATGGCCCTTCCAGTGGGGTGGTTTGGGTTGAGTTTGACGATCTTTTTAACCTTGGATTTGGGTTTGGCCGGTTTCTGTTGCTTTTTCGCGGGCATTTTAAGTCTCCTTGGGTTTAAGTCTCTTGAGAACGTTCAAAATTTTCGAGCTTTTCAGCAATCAACCTCGGCGAGCAGTTGGTTGAGCGTAAATACCTCGCATATTCCTCAGCTTCCCGTGAGCGCCGTTCGCCTTCCGGTCTCCTTGGTGCCATTCTTATCACAGTTTCAAGCATATCGACAAGATCTTTTGTTTGGGCGGTGGGAAAGCCCCGGATCTCGACGGCAAGTTCGGAGGTCTTAGATCTAAGAAAAAGCCTCCCCTGAGCGATCACAGGCTCAAGGCCTGTCCTGATTCGGTAGGTTTTTTCGACGTTTGTCGGCTGGTAAAAGGGAATAATCCTCGGGGCGGTCCCGAACTCTTCCCGGATCTCGTCCCGGACAAGAGCGCCGAATAAAACCTGCATCCCGTTGGCTTCGATGCCTAGAATCCTCGGGCGCCATTTGGCGTATACGTTGATGATGCGTTTTTTGAGATCCGAAGCCGTCTCGTGACCGGCCCAGGAGTCGAGCTCGAACCAGCGATCCAACCAATCCCGGGCGGCAACGACATAGGCTTGTCGGGCGCGGCGTTTTGACGATGATCGGCCGTGCTTGCCCGAGGCCGGATCTGCGGCGGCGTAAACTTCGAGATTTTTGAGTAGGATCTCGGGCATTTAGGCCTTTCCGGTTATTTTCTCAAGCGATCGCGCCCCGAAGAGGAAGCCGAAAATCCCATATAGAAGGGCGTAATCGTTCGTGTTCATCTCAACCAAGGGAAGCTCGAACATCGGGCCGACTTTTACCCAGACGTAAAGCGCGATGCAAGAGTACATTATAAAAGGTCTAGCCAAAGCGCGCACACTCTTCACCCAAGCCCAGACGTTTTTTTCGCGCAGCTCTTCCATGTACATTTTCCGGGCGCTGTCAACGTCCTGGAAAAGCATCTGCTCGCCTTTTAGGGCCTGATCAAGGAGGGCGAGTTTGAGGCCTGCGGCGTTTTTTTCGCGCTCGTTCGCATCGGGCCAGATCTTGTCGGCGACCGTTTCGATGGCGCCGAAGATGGTTGATAAGATAGGGATTTCCATGGTTTAGGTTTCCTTTTCTTGGGGGATTTCGGGGATGAGCCAGTTGTTGTCCATGAGTATGGCCAAAGTGGTATGGGCCACGATATCGCACTGGGATTCGTTATATTCAATCCCGGCCAAGTCCAAAATCTCG